TGCGGAGCAGGCGCGGGGGTAATTTCGTAGAGATAGTAAGTCAGAGGGGGGAGTAAGGTATACTACTTGACAGCATTTAGGGAAATCCCAATGAAAAAAGCACCCAAACACATCATCAATTACATTCGCGAACCAGATACATGGGATGCGATTGCATTTGAGACTCAAATTCGTAGCGAAGTGGAAAGCTCCACAGGCGCTCTGACTGCGAGTGATGAAACATTGGTTGGTATGTTGGTGATGACTATGCAAAGTTTGATTGATGCTCAAAGAATCATCCAGACCCAAGGAATGATTGAGCATTACAACTCCGGCCCTGCCACTTCTCCCTATTACAAGATAAGAACCGAATGTCTCGACAAAGCTGTGAAGATTCTGGCCGAGCTTGCGCTTGTGGCCCGTGGTCGGCCCAAGAAGACATCCACACCTACTGCCATAGATGAGCTATTCAACACTGCTTGAGCCTGCATTCAAGTACGCAACTGCCATTGTTCGTGGCGATAAGATTGCGTGTGAGGATGTAAAAATTGCTTGCCAGCGATTCTTGGACATGGTTGAGCGCAAAGATGCGCCATACGAGTTCGTCCCCGCCAAAGCTGAACACATCCTAAAATTTGCTAAGTTCTGTCGCCATGTAAAAGGGCCGGACGCAGGCAAGTCGATTGAGCTTGAGGGATTTCAGGTTCTATTCCTTGCGGCTGTGTATGGTTTCCGAAACAAGAAAGACCATAGCATTCGATGGGTGACAGACGTTATCTTGTTCGTGCCTCGAAAGTCTGGCAAGACAACCCTTGCATCCATCATTGCTTTGTACGAGCTGCTGTTTGGCGAGGCTGGCCCCGAAGTGTTCACCTTGGCGACAAACCGTGAACAGGCGTCAATCTGCTTTGACTCATCCAAGGCCATCATGGAAAGTATGGTTCCTGAGTTGCAAAGCCGATTCATTCCGTTTCGAGGTGAGCTGAAAAAGGCTGGTGATTCCACATCTACCTACCGCGCTCTGTCGCGTGAAAACCGTAAGACTGGTGACGGTAAGAACCCATCGTGCGCGATGATTGACGAAGCAGCTCAGATTACCGAGCGCGGCTCAATCGAAGTGTTGCACTCAGGTATGGCTGCTCGTAAGAATCCTTTAAGGATGTACCTGACGACCGCCAGCTTCACCAAAGAGACAAAATTCTATGAGGACTTGAACCATTTTCGGGCTGTGCTGCGCGGAGCGGCGGAAGATTCATTCCGTTGGTTTGGCCTGCTGTATTCCGTAGACCCCGGCGATGAGTGGTCTGACCCTGCTGTGTGGGGTAAGGCTAACCCTATGCTTGGCGTGTCGGTCACAACCGAGGCCATTCAACACATGGCGGATGAGGCTAAGAGCAAACCTGCGTCGCTTAATGAATTCTTGTGTAAACAGCTCAATATCTATGTCAGCTCTAATGCCGCATGGGTTGACCGTCGATATTGGGATGAGTCCGTGGCTGAAATGCCTGTTGATAAGCCAGAGGCCACATTCATTGGATTTGACTTGGCTCACAGTCGAGATTTGAATGCCGTGGTGACGCTTCACCGATATGACGAGGAAGACCTGTACGCTAAGTTCAAATTCTTCTTGCCAGAGGAGTCGATTGAGCTGATTCCGAACCATTACAAGTCAATTTTCAGTCAGGCTGTTGCATCTGGCATCTTGCATCTAACGCCCGGAAACGTGACAGACTTGAATGAGATTGAATCCTATATTCGACAAGAGGCTGAGATATATGAAGTCAAAGAAATTGGTTATGACCCTTACAACGCTGCTGCTTTGGTTGCCAACCTGTTTTCCTATGGCCTTCCAGTCAAAAAGGTTGGACAAGGTATGGCAGTGCTATCCAACCCGTCGAAAACGGCAGAGCAGTTAATTCTCAAGAAGGCTATAAAACATGACGGAAATCCGTTTGTGGGATGGCAATTGGGCAACTGCGAGGTCTATACGGACGTAAACGGCAACGTAAAAGTGAGAAAAAACGAAGCCGACCCGTCCGCCAAGGTTGACGGAATAATCGCAATGATTATGGCTTTGCACTGCCATTTGGATAACGTATTCGTTTCAGACTCCTATGGACTACGATTATTTTGAGTGATAACATCACGGAAACTAGGAGTCGATATGGCTATTCTTGACATTTTCAAACGTAAGTCCACGCAATCGGACGAAAGCAACAACCTTTTCGGCCAAACGGCTCTAGGTAACAACATTGTTTATTCGGGTAGCAATACGCGCCCCACAGTCAATACTCAAGTCTTGTATGTAACGACTTCCAGCACGAATACTGCTGGTCGCGTCATCGACATGAGCTTGTTGACGCGCAACAGCACAGTCATGGCTTGCGTTGGTGCAAAGGCTCGTGCATTGGCTCAGTTGCCAATCAAGGTAATGTCAGAGCAAGAGGATGGCTCATATCTCGACGCTGTGAAAGACAAGTCTGTTGGCGTTCGGGATAAGAATAAAGCCAAGCAAGTTGCAAAGCTCCTGAATAACCCAAACAACTTCCAATCAAAATATGAGTTTTGGTATCAGTGGCTCATGTGGTTGGAATTGTCTGGCGAGGCGTTTACCCTCTGGTGGCGCGAAGACCAAAAGAACCCATCGCAGACTCCAATGGAGATGTATGTTTTGGATTCGACGTTGATTGCCGTAACTATCAACCCTGCTCGTTATCCTTCATACCGTTTGTCTACCCCTTCATACGGTTTTAGCAAAGATGAGCCTTTGATGGCCCATCAAGTGATGCACGTTAAAGAGGCCGCATGGCAAGGTTCGGCTGGTTTCAACAAAGGTATCTTGGCTGCTGAATTGGTGACGCTCGACCAAGATATTGATGTTTACGCCAACTTCATCATGCTAAATGGCGCAAAGCCAACTGGTATGTTCACGACTGAGCAGGTCATCCCTGATGGAAAGTACAAAGAACTGGCTTCGCGTCTGAAAGAGGCTTGGTCAAGTATGACTGGTAGCCAGCGCACTGATGAGTCAAAGCCCGGCCAAGGTATGTTGCTCGACCAAGGCATGAAATACACGCCTTTGGACATCCTTACTTTGCAAGACACCCAAGCTGCTGAATTGAAGATTCAGACCATGAAGCGTATTTGTGGTTTGTTTGGTGTGCCTCCTGCAATGATTGGCATTCAAGACCAAAAGTACAACAACACTCAGACATTGCTCGATGAGTTCTATAAATCAACGATGTACCCAACCATCGTGAACGTGCAGGACAAATTGAAACAGCAATTGTTTAATGGCTACCCATCACTGAGCATTCAATTCGATACCGCGAACTTCTTGAAGGGCGCTCCACTCGATCAAATGAATTATGTGAAAGCTGGTGTTGACGCTGGCATCTTGACTCCAAACGAAGCGCGTGAATATTTGGGCAAGGCTCAAATGGAAGGCGGTAATGAGTTAAAGCAAGACACAAAACCAACCGACCCAATTGCAGGCTCAAGCCCTCAAGATACTGGTGGCGGTGGCGGCAACCAAAAGAGCAAAATGAACATCGGCAAATAAATGTCGTTGATTTTTAAGATTATGGTAGCATCGTTGGTAGCAAATAGGCCAACTGTTCCGCCGTCCCCAAAGCGCGGCAGACCACCAAAAATAATACACGACATTGATTTATCCAAAGTCGATGAGGTAATCCATGACGCAAAAGAATTTGATGATGGTGTGCGAGGCCAAACTGGTACTCGAAAAAACAGACAACGCAGAGCCAACAGGCAATATTGAAGCCGTTGTCACAACTTGGGGGCCACGCGAAGGCGCTGATGGCCGCAAGTTCAACTATCAACCCGAGGCGTTTATGCAATGGGCAGAAGCGTTCAGCAAAGCTGGCCGTCCTCTCCCAATGTTCGTGAACCATGATGCTGATTCCATTCCTGTGGGTGAGTGGACATCGTTTGAGTTTGATGAAACTGGCATGAAAGCCTGCGGTCGTTTGTATGTAAACACCACTCAAGGTTCTGATTTGTATCAAGTGATGAGCGAGTCGCCAAATATGTTTGGTGGCGTGTCTGTTGGTGCATACGCCGAAGAATATCAGTGGACAAAAGAAGACGGTACTCCAATGACCGTCGGTTCCGATGACCCATACGAAGACGGCTACTTCCAAATCACCAAAGGTGGATTGCGTGAAGTGTCGGTTGTGATGTACCCAAACAATCCAATGGCAGAAGTGCAAAAGCTGGAGTATTTCCGAGCTGATGGCACTGCTGACCTGAAAGTTTTGGAACAAGCCCTGCGTGATGCTGGTCTATCCAAGAAAGATGCGGTCGCTGCCGCATCTACCTTCAAGAAAGTGATTGAGCAGCGTGATGTTGCCCAAGAGCCAACTGAAAATGCGACGACTCAGAGCGATTCTGATGCGGAAGCGACCAACGTGGAAATTCTCGCTGCTCTTGAGCAACGTGAACTTCTTAAACTCCTCGACAAACGCCTAAAAGGTTAATCATGTCAAAAGAAATCATCGACAAATTGGATGCTATCGAAGCTAAACAAGCTGAGAGCATCGTGGCTGTTGAAGCCCAAATCCCTGCTGCTATCGAAGCTGTTAAAGCCGAGTTTAGCGAAATGGTTGCATCTTTGGAAGCAAAAGTTGCCGCTATTCCTGCTGCCGCAGTTCACAAAGAAAAAGCTAAGAGCGTTCGCCAAGATGTGAACCGTTCTGTCAAAGAGCAGCTCAAAGCAATCGCCGAAGGCAAAAACACCCTTGAGAAGCAATTGCAAGTTTTTGCAGATGAATCTCAAATGGAAGCGTACCTGAAAGAAGCCTCGGCTCTGACAGGCGGTGGTGATGGTAAAGGCGGTCGTACTGCTTATGACCCTGTGTTTGCTGCTCTGCGTTTGGCTAACCCAATGCGCGGCGTGTCTCGCACTGTGGCTACTGATGGTTCTAGCTATCAGTTCCGTGTGAAGACTGGCAATGCTGGTGCTGCATGGGGCTACGCAATCCAGAACAACGGCGCGGCAACAACTGAAAACACTTCAATCTGGCAATTGGTTTTGCAAGACTTGAACGTGCAGTTCCCTATCCGTACTGCTGCTCTTGACGACATCGACGGTTTGGAAGCAAACGTGGTTGACGATATGTTGGCTGAATTCGCACAAGCCGAAGCTCTGTCAATGATTCAAAACAACGACCAAGGCTCTACCAGCTTGCCATACGGTGGCTCTAACGGTCTGCGCGGTTTGAACCAATATGCTGGTGCTAATGCAACTTATGCTGGTGGTACAACTTCTACTGCTGCCTTCGGCACAAGCGGTACTGGTTCTACAAGCGGCTTGCACAGCTTGGCTACCTATGACCAGTTGACTTCCAACGTGAACACTGTCGGTGCTGCAAACATCACCTACAAAGACGTTGTGAACTTCATCTACGCCTTGCCACAACAATACTGGACTGAATCTGCAAAGTTCATCGTCAGCCCTGTTTTGTTGGCTCAAATCCGTGGTCTGACAGACAGCAACGGCACTCCTGTGTTCGAACGTATGTCTCCTCTGGAAACAAACGGCATCGTTGGTCGCTTGTTGGGCTTCGACGTTGTGGTTAACAAGTATTTGGACAACCCATCGCAAGCTACAACTGGCTCTGCTGGCACAACCAGCTTGTACCCAATGTACTTCGGTGACTGGTCACGCGGCCACACCATCATTGACCGTTTGAACATGGTCATGCGTCGTTACGACCAAACAGCCCCCGGCTACATCACCTTCTTCGGTGAGAAGCGTTTGGCTACATCGGTGCGCGACCCGTTCGCAATCGTGCGTTATCGCTCGACTGGCACTGCAACCTGATAGTTGCCTTGGATGGGGGCTTCGGCTCCCATCTTTTTAACTCTCATTGGAATAACTATGACTATCACCGAAAAAATCCTGAACGGCATTAAGCAAGCCATTACCGAAGGTGGCAAAGTCACCATTGACCTGAAAGAAGCCTCTGGAATCACTGGTTCTGGTTCGGGTGTTGGTGGTAATGTTGTATTCGACGATGCGTTTGCCGCTTTGCGTCAAGCAAACCCATTACGTCAAGGTTCTCGTCAGATTCCTATCGACGGCTCCGACCTCATGCTGGTTGCCAAGACTGGTAACGCAGCAGATTCAACCGACCCTTGGGGTTACTCATTCACTCCGAACAGCGGTTCTCCAGATGTCGATACGACCATTTGGCAATTGCCTGTTCGCGTACTCTCCGCTCAATTGCCAATCCGTACAGCGGTTCTGTCGGATGTAAATGCTCTTGAGTCAACTATTGTTGAAGACTTAGCCCTTGAGTTTGCTCAATTGGAAGGCCAATCTATGGTCATCAATAATGACCAAGACGGTTCTTCTACAACTTCCACTGGCGCAACAAACGGTTTGCGCGGACTTGATAGCTACCCTGTGGGAGCAGTCAGCTCATACGGCACAAGCGGCACATCAATCACCAATGGCTTGCATGAAATTGCAACAGTGCCATTGAATGGTGACCCCGTTAACTATGATGCAATTGTTTCAATGGCCTCTACCCTTCCAGCCCAATACTGGTCTTTGGATGGTACGGCATGGCATATTCGCCCTGAAATGATTTTGTCTTTGCGTGAACTGAAAGATACACAAGGCTTGCCTTTGTTCTTAGAGGTCGGCGATTCTGACGGCGCTTCTGTTGGTCGTATCTTTGGTTTCCCTGTGGTTCCTAACCCATATTTGTCTGGTGATTTCCCAATCTACTTGGCAAATTGGAATCGCTTTTTGACCATTGCTGATGAAGAACAGATGACCATTCAAATGTTTGAGCAAACTAAGCCCGGCTTTGTAACCATCTACGCTGAAAAGCGTGTGGTATCGTCAGTGCGCGACCCATTTGCTGGTGTGCGTTTGTCGATTGATGGTATCTAATCAAGGGTATAAAATGGCTGCTGATTCACAACTCGGTTACTTGAATTACGGTGTGCCAACGCGCAATCCGTTCAACTATACAAAGACAGAGCAAATCAGCCGTGACATTGCTACCGCTTGGTTGACTCTGGATGAAATCACCAATCAGTTAAACCTGTTTGGTGACGAAAGCCAAGACACTTACCTATCTGGACTTGAGTTGGCTGTTCGCATGACTATCGAGGACTTCCTTGGTATGTCAATCTTCCCAACGTCATATCGCGTTTGGTACAACACTGCAAGTTTGTACGGAACTCCTTTGGCGTTGGATTTGCCAGAAGTAAGCCAGAATCAAGACCCAATTCTTTCTGGCGTTTCTGTGGACGCAGTTCGATACTGGAATGACAATAACCCGCCTGAGTTAATCACGGTAGATGTCACTGAGTATTACTACGACCCGTCTGGAAACAAGGTTGTCGTGGCAAACTTGCCAACGAACATGAACAGCTCAATGACTGCTCCTGTGATTTGCGAGTACACAACAGCAGCAAACCCCTTGGCGGCTTATCCCGTAATCAAACAGGCTGGTTTGCTGTTGTTGACTCACCTCTATAACAATCGTAGCGATACAACTGGCCCAATCCAGCACAACATTCCTTGGGGTGTTCAGGCTCTCTTGCGCCCTTACAAACCATTGGTGATGTAAATGGCAATTGCACGTTTTGAGCAAATCGCAGTCAACAACCTCACTTTCTCTGAGAGTGATTTTGGCGAAGGTGCGACCACTCAGACCAAATGGTTTGATACTCGCGCTCGTGTGTCTGATGTTGCGAACAGCTTAAAGATTGCTGACAAGTACCGCCTGTACCAAGAGTTGACTCAGTTCACTCTGAACTACACGCCGAACATCAAAGCAATCGTGGACGGGCAGGACTTGTTCTCAATCACTTGGCGCGGCCAAGATTGGCGTATTACGGATGTGCGTGAAGCAAACGACCGCATGACCGTGATGCTTCTCTGTTATCGCAACGACCCTGTGACGGCAGTATGACGACTCAACTCAATCCAGTCCTGTACGGCAAGGCAATCCAGTATCAACTGGCAAACATTGTTACGCCTGTGCCTGTATATGCTTCGTTTAACCGCAATTTTGCAAAACAGCCAAAGTTCATCACATGGCAGTTGCGCAATGTCCACCAGCCTGTTTACACAGGCCAGCAACAGAACAACAAGGGCATTGACCGTCCTGTGTTCCAGATTTCCATCTTCACTCAAAACATTGAAGACGGTTTCACTATTTCCAATCAGGTATTACAATCCTTACACGGTTATAGTGGTCAATTTGGTAGTCCGACTGATGGGTTCTTCATTGCGAAGGCTGATGTGGTTTGGCTATACAACAGCTATGACAACGAGCAGAATTTGGCGCAAATCTTTTTGGATTGCACAATAGATGTTCCAGCATAAGATAGTTACATCAACTCTTTTCTAAGGAAATCAAAATGGCTCTCATTGATAAAGTCTTACCCGGTTACACCGCAACATTGTGGATGCAAGACGGCGCTTCTCCAACACCATTGACTGACGCTCAACTGTCTACATGGACAGCTCAAGTGGCTGGCATCATCGGCACTGAGGCTGGCGGTACTGGTGGCGATGGCATCCTCATCCCCGTGGAAGCTGTGCCTGCATTTGGCTCTGACGATGCCGTGGCTGCTTACTCTGTGGCTGGTGCTCGTACTGGTGCAAAAATTACCACTCAAAACCAAGTGACTTCTTTGAACGTCACATCTGCATGGAACCCTGCTGACCCTGCTCAGTTGTTGATTCGTGAAGACGGTTACAACGGCACAACCATCCGTACTTTTGTTGTTGCTGTTTATGATGGCACTGACACTGTTGCTTACGCCTTCAATGCCCGCATTGGTGGCTTGAAGTGGGATATGTCTCCCTCTGCCGAAGGTAAGTATCAATTCGCAATCCACCCTGTCGGTGGCAACAGCTACGGCTGGTCTAACAACGCTTAATACAACATCACATGACAATTACAGTAAAAGACAATAGCGACCTGTTGAACTTCTTAGTAACCCAAGCCGAGTCTCGCAAGGACTGGTTTGGGTTTACTCAGCAACGTTTGACGGCGGTTGCTTTGGCGCATGACATTGCTCGTCATCATGCCGACAAAATGACCCCAGAGCAAGTGGCAGAATACGCCCTTGAGCTGAATGAAGTCATCTACCACAAGATTATCAAAACCACACGATAGGACTCTATATGAGCAAGTTATCCTCTGCCTTCGGTAAGAAGTACGAGAGCGCAGTCGCGCAAATCCGTACCAAGACATTCTCAATTGGCGGACACGAATTCAAAGTTCGTATTCCTCTTACTGTCGAAATGACGGCTTTGCAAGAGCGCATTACAAAAGTTGATGACGCCAAAGCAAAAGCTAAATTTGACTTAATGACAAAAGAGCTTCGCGCCAATCCTCCTATTGGCGTAGAGATTACAGAAACTGACGTAATCATCGACGGCAAATCTACCTTTGAATTATCAAAAGCTGTTCTAATGATGGAGCAGCGAGTGGTTGAGTACATCCGACTTTTGATTCCTGTTAGCGGAACTCTTGATGACATCACCTACGAGGAGATTGAGGAAGAATGGCCGTTGGCAGTACAGATGGAAATCATTGACAAAATCAATGAAGCCATCCAGCCGGGTTACAAGGACACTCGAAAAAACTCATAAGGGATAACCGTCAGCAGGCCCGAGCTTATGTTTGGGCGCATGGTGGTTGTCCCGACAACATACCAGCGAATGAGATGCAAAACATCGAAATCATGTTCAGTGACGGCGTAATAGGGAACAAAGGCATACTTCTTGCCTTGAGTACGCTTACAACTGGAAATTTGAATTCAAAGTTGAAGCAGGGCGCTACCCCGTTTACCATCAATCATGTTTTGCCATCAACGCATGATTACATTATTCCTCCATTGACGGATGAACAGAAGGCCGCAGACAACAGCAAGAAATTGATGTCGTTTATGGCTATGGCTCCAAATGCTCCAGCAATGTTGACGGAGGCTATGAAATGACCGTCGAAATCTTTAAAGCCGAAGGATTTGAGGAGCTTGAGCAACAGCTCATTGAGCTTGCCAACAACTTCCGAGCTGACACGGCAGTTCGTGGCGCTGTCAATAAAGCTGTTGCAAAGGCTTTAGAGCCAGTTTTGGCAAGCGCCATAGCTGATGCGCCTCGTGATGAAAAGAATACTGGCCCAATTCATTTGCAGGACACTATCCGTAGCAATGTAAGAATTCCAACTTCCGCAGATAGAAAGTCAGAATTTGTTTCGCCTACTGACTTTTTTATCGGTGTTGTATCTGTAAAAAAGAGCGCCGTTTCACTTTCTCAAGAGTTTGGGAATGCCAGAACCCCGCAGCATCCTTTCTTGAGGACTGCGTTAGAAAGAAATCGCGATAATGTCATCAACATACTAAAATCTGAACTGGCTGTGAGCATCCCTGCTCAAGCGCAAAAATTAGCCAAACGGAAGATTTAACATGGCAGCATCACAAAACATTGCTAGGCTTGGTATTGTTCTCGGACTTGATTCTGGTGAACTTGTTTCCAAGATTGAGGAAGCCCAAAAGAAGTTTGGCTCATTCAAGGCTCAAATCAAGCGTGATGCAGAAGATGCCGCCAAAGAAATTGTGCGTCTTGAATACGCTACAAAAAACTACGGAAAGACGTTGACGGAGGTTGAAAAACTCAATCAACAGATTGAGCTTGGTAAATACAAGAATCAACCAGATGTCATCATTTCAAATCTGAAAAGAACTGCCGCAGCTTATGACGCTGTTGCCCTATCCGCTAAAAATGCAGCTCAAGCTGAAATGGCTGGAGCAGGAAAAGGTTTAACAAACTTTCAACGTCAAGCCATCATGTATCAAACTACTGATACCGTAACCAGTTTGATGGGTGGTCAAAATCCATTGATGGTCTTAATGCAGCAGGGCGGTCAGTTAAAAGACCAATTTGGCGGCTTGAAGCCAATGTTTGCTGCCCTTGCTACTTACATTACTCCAGTTGCTGTTGCCGTAACTGCTGTTGGCGCTTCTGTGCTTGGTCTTGGTATTGCGTTCTATCAAGGCAGTAAAGAGGCTGAAAAGTTTAATGCTGCTCTTGCATTGACAAACAACTACGCAGGAATGACTTTGAGCAGCTTCAACTCTCTTGCGGAGTCGATTGGCGGAAAGTATCATCAAAGCATTGGCGGGACTAGGGATTCAATTCAGATGCTTGTTGCGTCTGGTCAGTTTGCTGAAAAATCAATTTCTTCCGTAGCGCAAGTCATTGCTTCATTCTCAAGAATCTCTGGCGAATCTGCATCAACGGTTGCCGAGAAACTGATTCCAGCATTTGATGGAACGGCAAGCTCTGCCGCCAAACTGAATAGTCAATATCATTTCTTGACTCTTGAACAGTACAAGCAGATTGAAAACCTTGATAAGCAAGGAAAACACCAAGAGGCTATTACATACACTGCCGATGCTTTCAATGCAAAGCTGAAAGAGCAGCAAAACATTCTTGGCCCACTTGCCTCTTTGTGGAAAGACGTTGCAACAAGTGTTGCTGACTACTACGACAAAATCAAACAGTTTGTAAGCAACGGCCCTAGCGCCGCCATGCAGTTGGACATTTCATTGCAACACATTGCTGCAATGAAGGCTGCTTATGGAGAAGGTAGTCAGCAAGCTGTAAAGGCTACTCAGGAATATATTGACTTGCTCAATAAGTTTACTGATGCCGCAGAGAAAGCCACCAATCAATCAAACGAAGACCAAGCCAACGAAAAGAAAATAGAGTTCCAACGTAAATACGGTCAGCAAGTCATTGACATGGCCGCAAAAACGGAAGAAGAAAAAGAAAGAACTAGATACGCGATTGCAGCGGCAGGCGTTGATAAGATTGCTCAGTTAGAACTCAAAAAGGCAATGGAATTAAAGATTGCCAAAATGGAGCTTGACAGAAAGATTGCCGCCAACCCTCAGATTGCTGGAGTATTGCGAGATAACGCTAAAGCAGAAGCAGAGCGCAAGTCTGCTGATTTGGCTCTGGAGCAAGCAAATTTATCTCGTGATGAGATTTTGCGTTATAGAGAAAAAGCAATGCTTGAAGAAAACGCTTTGGAAAAAGAGCGTGAGAAACTTCAGGTCTACAAACAGAATGTATTTTCTTCTTCAACAGATTTAGAAATTGCGATGTCTCGCTTAAAGACAGAGCAAGAGATTGCTGAAATCGAGCGTAATAAGAAACTTGATGCCGATGTAAATGGCAAAAAAGCAGAGCAAGAAAGACTCCGTGGATTGCAAAAAACACGCGAAGAAATTGCAAAGCAAGCTGAAACATTGAAGATGCTTCAAGAGGTTAATCAAGCCGTTTATTCAAACATGACCACCGCCTTGCAGAACTTTGTAAAGACAGGAAAGTTGTCATTCAAGGATTTCGCTACTGGCATCATCAATGAGCTTATCAACATTCAGATTCGCGCAATGGCTTTGAAGATGACTTCTGGACTTGGAAGTATCTTTGCCGGTATGCCAAGTTTAAAAGGTCAGTTTGAATCGGACATCAACACCAGTGGATTCACAATGGCTAGTGCTGTTGGAGGCCCGCTCAATGCTGGTCAAGCATCAATTGTTGGAGAGAATGGCCCTGAGTTGTTTGTGCCAAGAGGCGCAGGAACAATTGTTCCTAACAGCGGAGATTTGAGCGGCTTGAACACTGGCACAACCATTCAATACAATGGCCCATACATTGCCAGCATGAGCGCGATTGATACACAGTCTGCTACTCAATTCTTGGCTAAGAACAAGATGGCTGTGTGGTCAGCCAACCAGAGCGCAGGTCGTTCTGTTCCATCTTCGAGGTAATCATGGCTCTCACCGAAATCCTGAAAAACAGCGAATCTGTTGGCATCAATGACCAACGATTCATTGGTCAGTCAATCAGTCGAAATCAGAGAATCACAACCTCGGAAGTTCTGACTGTTGTTCCGTTTATCTTTGAGCTTCGTCCAATGAATTACCTGCTTTATTCCAAGAGCAGGGCATTGTTGAATAGCTTGCGAATTCCTGACAAATCACTTGAGCAATTCTTGAATTTTTCTACGACTGGTTGGGTGAACTACATCCAGTATCAAGGTGACATGACAGAGGCTCAAATCACAGCTTGCCGCTGGCAGACATCAAGCGCCAACAAGGTCTTGGTGCTTGGCAGTCTTCCAACGATGCCATCGACAAAGTACATCGTCAAAGCTGGCGACTTTTGCCAAGTTGGTCGTTATTCGTACATTGCCACGGCTGATGTTGTGCGCGGCCCTGGCACTACGGTGAACATCCCAGTTCATCGCTCACTGATTACGCCAGTGACGGTGGCTACGGCGGCTGTAATTGGCGAGTTTGGTAATACAACAAGTCTTGGTGGCACTTCGTACACTGGCGTGACATTCCCCGTCATTTTGCGCGAGTACCCAACCTATACGCTCATCCCAATGACCAATGACTCCTACATTCAATGGTCAGGAATCTTTAAGGCAATGGAGTCCGTACTATGAACGTGATTACGCCTGTTGATGGAACGACAAATATTCGTCATGCCGAGTTTGTCCGTGTGACCACGGCATCTGGCGTATATCGCTTTTCTACGGCTCCTTATGCGATTACGGTATCTGCGGTTGACTCTCAGCCGTTTGACGGCCTCAGCCAGCTTGTGAGCATTGGTGACGCTACCCGTGACATTAAGAGTACAGCCAATGAGACTACGGTGACTTTGGTGGGTATTGATACAGCCTTATTAGGTTGGGTTTTGGGTCAGAACATCAAAGGCTCCAAAATTGAGATGTGGCATGGTTTCTTCAATACGGATAACGAGCTTTTGACATCTGGCGGCACAGGCGGCCTCTACAAGTTCTTTACTGGTAACGTGACCAGTTTTCACATTGGTGAGACATGGGATGAAGACCATAAGACTTATCTTGGTGTGATTACCGTTAGCGCATCATCAATTCAGCTCATCTTGCAAAACAGAACGGCTGGACGATTTACCAATGACAACTCATGGCAGTTCTTCAATACTGGCGACACAAGCATGGCCCGTGTGCCGTACTTAGAATCTATCAACTATCCATTTGGTAAGGGCGCAAGTCCAAATAGCTGATGATTCGATTCGCTAACCCACACGACAATGACAAAATAAAAGAGCTGCTGGTTCACTTCCATACAGCCTACCAGCATCCTTTGTCCTCAGATATGAGCAAATGGTCAATGGAGCACATTGACATGGTTCTAGCTCAGATTTATGCAGGCAGGGGATTTGTGCTTGTAGATGAAGATTTGACTGGTCTTCTTGTGGCTATCAAAGCGCCATGCCTATGGATTCCCAATGTATTCACCCTTCAAGAGGCCATGTGGCATGGAAAGAACGATAGGGTGAAAGTTGAATTGTTGCGTGAATATTTCAAAATTGCGAGACAATGGGTGGATGAGGAAAAGGTGTCTGATTTCTATTTCAGCACCTACGGGAACGCAGACTTTGAAAGACACCAAATGAAACGAGTAAACACAACATGGGGCGTGAATCATGGCTGAGGCATTAGCGACCTATCTCGTTGAAGAATATGCTTTCAATGCTACTGTTGCAAGCGTAGTTGCTTATGCGACCGTCATTACTGCATCTGCAATTGTTAGCCAGCAATTAAATAGCCAGTCTCTTGGTGGCGATCTTCCAAGCCAACAAAACCCCGGCTCTCGCGCTCAAGTTCCTCCTGCTGGCAGTAATAAGCTACCCGTAGTCTATGGCACTGCTTATGTTGGTGGCATCATTACTGACCTCAGTATTACCGAAGACAATCAAAATCTGTATTACGTCATTGCCTTATCAGAAGTGACAAATACTGAATCCAGTGGAACTCCAGACGACATTACGTTTGGAAAAATTTATTGGGGCGGGAAGCTGTGTAATTTTGATGGGACAGACCAGACCCGTGTTGTTTCATTGTTGGATGAATCGACAGGAATTGTTGACACATCCGTTGATGGAAAGCTGTTCTTTTACACATATAGCAATGGTTCAAACAGCGGAACAAACACATCTTTGAGTGCCATTCAGGTTATGCAGGCTTCCGGCTTGACATACCAATGGGACGGAAGTAAGTTGATGAGCAACTGTGCTTTTGCCATCATTAAGATGGTTTACAGCCACAACGCAAGTCTGACCGGTCTTTCTCAGACCAGATTTCAAATCACAAACTCTCGCACAGACATTGGCGACTCGTTCCTTGACTACATGACATCGACTCGCTATGGTGCAGCGATTCCATTGGCTCAAATCAACACGGCAAGCCTGACTGCATTGAATACTTATGGCAATGAGGTTGTAACCTTCCATGAGTACGATGGCACAGTGGCTACTCAAGCTCGATTCAAGTTTGATGGCGTAATTGACACAACCCAGACAATCATGCAGAACTTGCAAATTATGTCTGCCTGCTGCGATTGTTTGTTGAAATACAACGAAATCCAAAGCGAATGGGGTGTGGTTGTTCAGAAGGACTCGACAGATGTAGTCATGGACATCAACGATACCAACATGGTATCGAGTATCAGCGTTTCCCCAATGGATGTAAGCAATAGCTACAACATTGTTGAATGTAAATATCCAGATGGCACAGTCAAGGATTCATTCAATTCTGTGACTTACGACTTGGCTCAGATTGACCCTGCATTACTGTTTAACAATGAGCCTACAAACAAGCAGTCCATCAATTTGAACTTGGTCAATAATGATGTGCGCGTTCAACTTTTGGCTAATCGTTTCTTGAAGGCTGCAAGGGAAGACTTGCAGATTCAGTGTCAGACAAACTATTCAGGCATTCAGCTTGAGGCTGGTGACATTGTTACGGTGACCAATGCAAACTACGGATGGACTGCAAAGCCATTCCGTGTGATTAAAGTCACCGAACAATACGGTGGTGATGGAAATATCACAGCTCAGTTAAACCTAACAGAGTACAACTCGACTGTTTACAGCGATGCCGATGTGACTCAGTTTGTTCCTGCTGACAATACCGGTATTGGCGACCCATCATTTTTTGGCGTGCTTACAGCTCCAGTCGTGACTGTCACTGCGCCTTTTGCAAACGTCCCATATTTTGGTGTTCAGGTTCGCGCAAGCTCAAACGGCATTACTCAGTACGCCGAAGTTTGGTATAGCGCATACTCAAACCCAACAAGCTCTCAGATGTTCTTTGCTGGAACGACTGATGTAAATCCCGGCGGAAACCCTTACACTCCCGGAGCTGTAATGGGCGTTGTAAATCTCTACAACATTCCAAACGGAACTTGGTATTTCTTTGTGCGCATGGTGAACAACCTTGCAACAAGCATTTACTCTGCCGCTTCATCTCCATTCAATTGGAAGCCGACAACATTCCAATATACAGAGCGTTGGCTGGCAATCGCTTATGCAGATAACAATGACGGCACAAGCGGTTTTAGTTACAACCCTCGCGGCAAAGCGTATTACGGATTGTTCAACAACACTACGGCAAACGGTGGGACAAATCCTGCTCTTTACACTTGGTATCAAGCATCATCATCATTTGGTACTCTGAACTATTTGCTATATGCAAACCGACAGAATCGTAAGTTCAGTTTCAACGTAGGTAATGCTGGCTATCTAAATTTGGGCGGAGCATTTGTTCCAACAGACACATCCGTGTATGACTCAACTCAATGGTCTGGCTTGCTTGACCCGACAGGATCAAATCAAAGTTTCATTGACTTAGACGTTCGCACTGGTCAACTTACGATTGCTGGAGCCACCGGCAATAACGTCAATGATGGCTTCTTGGCTGTTAGCAACAACACTGATGGCTCAATGAAGGTCAACTTGCATGACTTTTTGAACTTTGGTGCTGGCGTATATTCCAAGTCATTTAATGCGGCAACTTTGACGATTGACGTTTATGGTCGCGTGGTTGGTTTCTCTGAGGCTGACAACTTTTATTACACAGAAGATGTGTTTAGTGCAACTGCTGGACAGACGAGTTTTAGCATTGCTCACACAGTCGGTTGGGTGCTTGTGTCTCGAAATGGCGATTTGCTTGACCCAACTGAATACACAGAGACTGGTACAACTGTTGTGATGAACACCGCTTGTGCAGCGGGTGAAAAGGTTGTCATCATCTATATGCGCGGCAATAGCACTAGCGTGTATTACGAGCCATTGAATATTGCAATCTCATCGAGCACAACAAATACCGTAACGTATTCTGGATTGCCTTGGAATAAAGTTCAGGCTGGCGATTCGCTTGGTTTTAGCAATGTGGGTACACCTTTGACTTACGTTGTTGCATCTGTAAATCAAAGCACAAAAGTCATCACGTTTACAACGCCGATTGTTGGAGCAACCGCTGGAAATTCAATCTATCGCTATCGCGCGGCTGGTTCTAACTACGCTCCATTCACTCGTTACGACCAAGATGTGACTGCAATCACAAGTTTCCTACCAACCGAGTATTCGGTTAGGAACGGGTTTGAGTTCATCTTTGTGAACGGTGTGCAGATTAGCGAGATTGATTACAACGTCAATCCATCAACAAATGCGATTGATGGATTCCCTGCTCCTTTGACTGGTCGCCTAACTGTTATACAGTTCACACCAAACAACTTGGCTGTGCCAGCAAGTAACATTTCAAACACGCCGACTTACTCAGTAAACGGTCAATCGACCTATCCGTTCAACAGCAACCCATTGTCAATGGAAGTCTATGCAAATGGATGCTTACTGACCAAGACCTATGACTACAATGCTTATGCCGCAAGTTGGGTTTTGACAACTCCATTTAGCAATAGCATCACCTTGCTTAATCAGCAAACTTTTGCGAGAATAGGCGCTGCCTAAAGGAAAACTATGACTCAGGCTTTCAATCTTTCGCAACTGGCGAATAACCTAAACACTGCTGGACAACTTGACGCAACTGATGGGTTGGTCAACGCCGTCCCCGTTGCCAATGGCGGCACAGGAGCCTCCACTGCATCCTCTGCCCGTGGCAACCTTGGCGTCCCTGCAAATGATGGCACAGGCGCTACTGGCACTTGGCCTGTAAACATTTCAGGTAATGCCGCAACAGCTTCTGCCGCAACCGCATTTTCAACAACAAATTGGTCTATTGAGCAATCTGGCTCAAGCCTTGTTTTTAAATACAATGGTGCAATCGTTGCACAAATCACATCTACTGGTGTGGTTACATCAATGCCGTAAGGAGAAATAAATGGGTTCAAGTCTTAATGGAACGGGTCTGACGTTTTCGACAGGTGCAACACTCAATAGTCCTCCAGTGACCTCAGTTGTTGCTGGTGGTGGTTTAACTGGCGGGACAATTACCACCACTGGAACGATTGCAATTGATACATCAACATACGCGATTGGTCAAATTATTAACGGGCGCCCAAATAATAATACAACTTATTCAACAGGCGCAACGGTTGCAGGTAGCAGTCTCTATCAAATGGCAACGGGGACTATCAACCGAAATGGCAGTTTTAGCATATATTCAGGTGTATATATAAGCCCAACTTTAACGCTTGTTAATACAGGCACATGGAAATCGTTAAGCACTTTGAACACGCAATTGATATGCTGCGGATCTTTTGCGCCTAGCGGTCTTTGGATTCGTATTTCTTAAAAGGAAAATTATGTATACCGTTGAACAGATCAGAAACCCTGTATGGAAAAATGCGGAACACACGCTGATCGAATGTGAAGTAAAGTTTGCAGAAGCCTCTGATTTTTTTCCATTTGGCGCTTTTATTGAAGGAGATCAGTACGCATACACAAAAGAAGTATTTGATCGCGCATCTTCTGGTGAATTTGGTGAAGTTGCTGAATACATCGCTCCTCCAGAGCCTGCTCCAGTCGTTCAGCCTATTAGCCAAGGCGCTCAAACACTATGACAGTCCAAACCATCCTACCAGTTCATAAAGTTGTTTATGACGGTGCGGCATTAAATGTGTATCACGCTTTTAAAGGCCAAGGACTTCCTCGCCATGAGCATGAGTATGCACATTTAACAATGGTTAATGCAGGAAGCCTAATCGTGCGCAAGGAAGGCCGTGAATTGGTGATGACCAAAGACACTCAGCCTGTAAATCTTGTGGCAAATGAATGGCATGAAATTGAAGCCTTGGAAGACGGAACTGTGTTTGTAAACGTATTTGCCGAAGGTAAATATTGAGCCATTGATTTTCGTGACACGATAAAATAAGACTTCCGTAGCCCTGTGAGTACATGGGGAGCGTCACAACCTGAGAGCAGGGAAAGTTATGGCTATCTTCAATCAAAACACCCTTACACAAGTAAGCGGCTTCGACAATCCAATTATTGCTGGTGAACTCGTTTGGGAGCAGCAAACCTATTGGAATTTAGCAATCAAAGCCTCGGACAATGTAACTCCACTTGACTTAACTGGCGCAACGATTGACGCGCAGATCATTCGTCGAGAAATCTCCAATATCACCGACACTCGTAACGGATTGTCGTTCGACATTTCCAACTATTCCCCAACACCGTCTCCAGTCTCTTTGACGATCACAAATCGTTCCAACGCCGCTGGATTGTTTACTTTGGTGATTGATGATTCTGCATGGGGCTTGATAGACTCAGACCCGGAGTTGGACATCAATGCTCAAGATTGCGTGGGTTTCTCTGGCCGCGTCAAAATCAGTTTCCCTGCCGCTGGTTCAAATCCAGCCAACGATTACATCATCTTTTTACTGTTCTTGGTTCGCTCTGATGGCATTGTGGTGGAGTAAGTCATGGCAGACATCTCCGTTAAGGTTGTTAATCAAAACAATGTAGAAATCGTTGTCCAGCCTCCTGCTCGACAAAACATCAACATCCAAACGCCGCCAAACAACACAATCAAAATTGATCGTGGTCTGTATGGAGCAAGCGGATTCTCTGGATACTCAGGCTATTCTGGTTACAGTGGCGTAGGTATATCTGGTTTTAGCGGATATTCAGGTATTTCTGGCTATTCAGGATTCTCTGGAAGTGGCGTTTCTGGATGGTCTGGATATTCTGGAATCAGTGGATTTAGCGGGATTTCTGGTTTTTCTGGAATTGTCGGCTTCTCTGGTTACTCTGGAATTTCTGGTTGGTCTGGTCGAAGCGGATTCTCTGGCTATTCAGGTAGCGGAATCTCTGGCTACTCTGGAAGCGGTGTCTCTGGCTATTCTGGATATAGTGGCTATTCTGGATTGAATGGCGCAACAGGTACATCTGGTTTTAGTGGTTATTCAGGTATCAATGGTGCTTCTGGCTTTTCTGGTTACTCTGGCATTTCTGGCTTCTCTGGAGGGTCTGGATTTTCTGGAACAAACGGAACAAACGGAACTTCTGGTTTTAGCGGGTATTCTGGAGCAACAGGCGCAACTGGCGCATCTGGTTTTTCTGGTTACAGCGGCGCAACTGGAGCAACTGGTACATCTGGATTCTCAGGTTACTCAGGGGCCAATGGTGCAACTGGCGCATCTGGATTTTCTGGATACTCAGGAGCCACTGGTGCAACAGGTACGTCAGGTTTTAGCGGTTACTCTGGTGCGACTGGAGCAACTGGTACGTCAGGTTTCAGCGGTCAGAACGGTTCTCAAGGAACATCTGGATATAGCGGTTACTCAGGATACTCAGGCTCTGCTGGTGGCGCTGGCCCGTCAACTGCAATCAACGCTACGGCAAGCACTGCGGCGACAACTCAATACATTGTTGGCGTTGCGGCATCTGGCTCTAATCAGACTCCAACAGTCTCTACAACCAGCCCTGTTTCATTCCTTCCGTCAACAGGCGCGTTGACTGCCGTTACCGTTACAGGTTCATCTGATGACCGATTGAAAAAGAATTGGTCTGCATTACCGCCTGATTTGCTTGAGCGCATCGTTCAAGTGAAGCGTGGCCTCTATGAGCGCGTTGACGTTGAAGGCAAGCACGTTGGTGTATCCGCTCAATCAATGCTTTTGGCATTGGCAGAGGCAGTTCTTGAAAATGAAAATGGCTTTTTGTCTGTAAACTATGGGCCAGCGGCTCTTGTGATTGCCATTGAATTGGCAGAGCGAGTGCTTGAGTTGGAGAAAAAACTGGAATAAGACATGACACAAGACAAGACGCTATATGGACTCGACATCAACACGCAATGGGAAAAAATCCTTGAGATTCATGCCCTGAAACTTGCTAAAGAACATCACCCTGATTGGTATCGTTGGAGACTGACCAACAACTATGAAAGGGCGGTGTTCTTAAAGGGCGACCCTGTTCACGCGCGTGAAACAACCCGATACCTTTGGGCAAACAGAAATCTGTGGGGCGAAACAATCTTGGAGATTGGATGCTCCACGGGATATGGAAGCCAATTCCTACCTCAAGACATGGAGTATTGGGGGTTAGATTACGACCCAATCATCATTGACGTTGCTTACGAACAAGATTGGGGTTCAAACCGATTCTTTAAGTGCTTTGACATCAATCATCACAACATAAGTAATCAAGACACCATCATTGCATTTGAGGTCATTGAGCATCTTCAAAACGGCATTGAGGTTGTCGAGAAACTCAAGAGAAATTGCAAACGATTGTTAATTACAGTCCCTCACAATGAGCCTATTGGATTTTGGGGCGAGCATCACAAGTTGCATGGGTTGAGTGAGCAAAACTTCCCCGGAGCAAAGTTTGCCTACATCTCTGAGCATGGCTACCTGACAGACAAAATGATTCCTGTAAGCGATGCAAACAAGTTCAATCTGATGCTGTGCAGGTTTGACCAATGAGTAAGATTCTTTGCTCGGTGGCGACCCGTGGTCGCTACTTCACTACTCTACCGTTGGTTATTCAAGCAATCTTGAACCAATCAAAACTGCCAGACAAGCTCATCATCTTTGATGACAATGATGAGCCACAAGATATGCGGAATGAACCGCTGTATCAAAACCTGTTCTACGTCATGCACTGCAAAGGCTTGGATTGGGAATGGGTCTACGCCCCTAAGAAAGGTCAGCACTACATTCACCAGATGGCAAACACTTGGGGCTATGATTGGGTGTGGCGCGTTGATGATGATGCGATTCCAGAGCCTAACGTCTTGGGAACTTTGTCTTCCTATATCACTGACAATGTAGGAGCAATTGGCGGAACTGTGATGAATCCTCCTCATGTTCCTGAATACCTTGGCTCGTCTGGCCTCATCAAAAATATTTATTCAGAGCCAAACCTTCAATGGGGTTTAGTGCATAGACCTCATGTTGTTGAGCATTTGTATTGTTCATTCCTATATCGCGCTGGCATACATGACTTCAATCTTGGCCTGTCTCGCGTCGCTCATCGAGAGGAAACGCTTTTCACCTATGGCTTAAATCAAAAAGGCTATGAATTGCTGGTAGTTCCTAATGCTATTACATGGCACTTGAAAAGCCCCACGGGAGGAATCCGTAGTGAATCAGGCCAGCAAATGTATGAGCATGATGAGCAAATATTCCGCAACATTGTCCAACATAAAGACCAAACGATTGTTGTGT